TTAATCGATTTCTTCAATTTTGTAAGATAGCATCAAATCATCGATAAGACCTCTTACTCCTTCCTCGTTATATTCACTCGGGTCGAGAATGACTTCTGCTATCCAATCAGCCGTCCAAACATAGTCAACACCTTCAGGCCACTTAAAATCAGGGAATTCATCCTGCATATCGCACTCTTCCCATTGAGCCTTATCCCACTTACCTATACATGGGGACTGGTGCATTTCACGATCATATATCATTTCCCAGGCTTCTTTATATGATTCTACTGTTCCCATTTCTCGATGTTGGTTAGATGTACAATTAATCACTTTTAGCATTTTTATTTCCTCCCCGTATAACCGTTCCATAGCTTGTCTAGTTACTAACCAATTCTTGCCAGACTTTCTGTATTCCCCTGGTTTGAATCCATTTTTAACACGGCCCCTACAATTCTGTTTTAAAGCGTCAGCTGTAACATTCCAGCGTTTTGAAGCTTCCTGAAGAGTCATAACATCGTTCAATTTCACCTAAATCACCTTCAAAGATATTAATAAATTATAAATAGATAATACTAAGGCAATAATCCCTATTAATAAAGATATTCTTGTAATCATATTTATCAGTTGATATAATTAAGGGGGAAGAGTGGAGCCCTTTCGGGCTCCTGTGGTTACTCTTTTGTAATTGCTGTAATCACCGCAGTCGCTAGTTGGATGATTGCTATTATTAAGGGTAGCCACTTTTTTAACTTCTTTAACCTTTTCTTACTCAACTTTTCACCTCCTTTCTACATCTTTATTATACCCTATATCGGGTATAATGTCAACAAAATAAATGCAATTTTCTACAAAAAAAAGACCTTACCAGGAATATCCCTGGTAAGGTCTTTTATACATTTACTATCAATCCACGAGTCCACCTGCTCATGCTCAGGAGATATATGGATCACCTCTCAGTCATCGATGAATTACTACTCCGATTGTCGCACCCGCTCCCAGTATTTGGGATAGGTTGCGTTGCATTCGTAGTCGCTTGATTGTTTTCTTGTCGTTCTCTATTTTGTTCTTCAATTCGTCTATAGAGCTCGACATTTCTGACAAGGTAACTTCTTGCTTCATTGATAGCATTTTGGCTTTCATTAATTCGGTTTCCAATGTCGAGATTGTATCGTGTGCTTTGCTCAACTCTTCCTTTTGCTTCATGACTAAGCTCTGTGCTTCTGTCAATGGAAAATTGGATGTCTCGATTAAGCTTAATGCTTTCTCGTTGTTGCTTTTCAATTCGTTCCACTGTATTAAGGGTATTGTTATCGTTGTTTCCGCTTGGTTCGTGGAATATGTAAAATCCGATGCAAAGGATGAGGATGAGCCCAACACCACCGATAATAATATAGCGGTAAGTAGGGTGATTAAGTAATACTTTGATTTTGGCATACATTATTCCCCTCCTGTTGCGTAATCAGTAATGCCCCTTGCGATAGCACGCACTATAGTATCAAGGTCATTGTTAAGTAGTGCTAGGTCTTCATCATTATCGATGAAGGCCATTTCCACTAATACGGCTGTTGCATCCGTGCCATTTAGCACCCATAAATCTTGCCGTTCTTTTACGCCCCGATCAACCGTATTAATGCTACGGATAATTTGACTTTGAATGTCGTTTGCTAACCGTTGCCCATTAAATGACTTATACAAAGTTTCTGTGCCACGAGCTTGCGTATTAAAAGCGTTACAATGGAGCGATACGAATATATCTGCGCCCCATTCATTAGAAGTTTCACATACAAGACCTAAGTCATCATTCTGTAAAGTTCTAACTTCACATCCTGCCGTTTGTAAATAACAAGCCAATAACTTACCCGCATCACGAGCAACGTCGCATTCACGACGTCCTGTGTTAGGATTTACTGCTCCGCTATCCAGGTCAATATCATGACCTGGATTTATAAATATTTTCGTCATTACTACTACCTCCTTCTAATTTATCAGGAACACCATTATTGTTCCTATCCAACCAAAGTCCTAGGAAGCCTACTACGGCTGTCAATACACTAGGAATAAATATGTGGTCAATAATATTGAGCCCAACATCAATCAGCTTATTAGTTTCACTTGATACATAGCCCCTAGCAAATGCCATAACATACTCTGTTATGACTAGCCAAATAGGAATTAGCATAACAAGTACTAGAATCCGTGTCGCTAGTACTCCAGTAGGTCTAATATTAGCAACACGAACAGCACCATATGCTGATTTCAGTCGGTTCATGATTTGATATTTCATTATCAGTCACCTCCTATATCATCGGTACTGAGCGTGATACTTCTTCCTATTGGCATATTGTTTAGAACTTGGATATGCATCAGTTCAGTACTCAGACTTTGAACTGTAGTTTCGAGGTTATTAAGCCTGTGAAACTTCGCTGCATCTCGTTCTTCCAGCTTGACCAACTGCTTTAATATTTCCTGATTACTTTTTGTTAAATCGGCGATACTATTGATAGCATCGGATAACTTATCATCATAATCCTTGCGTTGCTTATCCATGCGTCGAGCCAAATGGTCATCTAATTCTTGCTTAACCGCAACTAGCGAGGTATGTTCTAAGAACCACACCATCGCTCGGAATGACCCCCTAAGGGCGGCCCAGATAACCCCTAACAGGGTTACCCAGAATCCAATGTCCGCGAAATATGGCGGAATTCCGAAGTCCATTAGCAATAATCTAATTTCGTCCATTTATGAACTCCTTATGCTTCTTTCCATTTATTACGGTATACGTCCCATTTTTTACTAGAGTCATGATTATAAATTTCTAAATCTACCTTAGCAATGCTAATATTGCTAGGAGGAATAGACTCATCAGCTACAATAATTTTATTCGGACCATATTCATTACCAAACTTATCATGTAGATTTAAGTTTTCATTCTTCCATATAAAAGAAGGAATTTCTAAAACTTTAATCTCAGAAATTTTAAATGCGTCCGGGTGAATATCAGTAGCCTTTGGCAACTTCACTACGGAATACTCACAACCTACAAATGCTTCAGCACCTACTTTAACTACGTTAGGACATTCTAATAATCCTTCTAAATCGCTGCGGCCATAAAATTGCTTAGGTAAAATTTCTGTAGCCGTTTCCGGATTGAATTCAACAAGACCTTTGATTTTAATCGTATCAACAACGTGCTCAATCAAGTTAATATATTCAAGATAAATATCATCTGCACCGTAAGGATGAATTCTAATAGTTGCACTTCCGGATTGAATTTCAACAGCTTCTGTTTCACCACTCACTCGAACTTTAAAGCCATCTTGCCCGGATACTCGAATTTCAGTATCCCCTTTTCTTGGTTCGTTAAAGGTAAGTGGTGCATAAGGCTGTTCATCCAGCGCATGGACAATAGCAGTTAATATCGATTCAAGGGTACCGCTATTAATAAGAATGTTCTTACCTTGAAGTGCTGACATAACTCCTGATAAGTTAGGCAGCTTTGCTTTTAAGGATTCCAGCCACTCCTCCTCGGTTCCTACGAATCCATGTGCTAAAGCGATTTCATAAGCACTTTTTCCATTATCGCCTACCATGGTTGCTTTTACTTCCGCCTCTACTTTAATTGGACCTTCAAGTCTTACTGGTAACGCTTTGTTTTGCATAATACATTCCTCCTCTAATCATGCATGGCCACATCCTGAATTATGTTGACTACCCCCATGCCCAGTTTGTAATATCGGCTAGGCTCCGATTCCTTATATGCAAAAGCATCATACACATGCTCACCAAAGGACTTAATTTCTAGGGTATCCTTTCCGGGAATATTGAATGTCGCAATCTTCCCAGATGCTACCCCTTGCACTTTAATAACAAGCGGACCACTTGCTCGCTTTCGTATGGCGAATACTGACTTGAACCCTGTCAAATCCACATTGTCATCTTGGACTGCGTAAACTATCCCGAAATCCTCGCCAATGTTGAGGTCTATATCCTTTACATTCATTACTTATCATCTCCCTTAATTGAATGGAATCGTACCTTGTTTATCGTACCCGGTCACATCGACCACCAAATACTGAGATGTTGTTTTACCCGAGCAACCTACAGGATACGTGGTGACTGTATTCCAATCAATGAACTGATACGATTTCAGCGATACAGTACTCTCATCGTGAAATCTGAACGTTTGCCACACTCGCCCCGTGTGTGACTTTTTATCTCCATTATTGATATTTGGCCCCCAAACGGATACATCGATTACGGACATGGGTATAATTGCAACCTTGACGCCATATGACTTTGGGTCACGGGCCATGTTTGTAAAAGTATCCGGAACGTAGTTTGATAACTGGTTATACCAATCGTGTGCATAGTGATCAATTACACGTAGGTACCTGATGCGGCTATCATATATCACATCGTTCTGCAGATTGTAATCTGTTGCCCAAGACGCTTTATAATATTTGTGACGACCAAGAACTTGCAATGCCGTATTAGGCTTACTACTTCCTACCTTATCAACAAATCGAATACGAGGCGTGTCTGCATTAGCCGTAACATCCTCGAAATAACCGAAGCAGTAGAACTTGATGCCAGCTTTTACTTCATCAACCATTGCTTGTGTTACCTTTTCGCCTGGCTTAATTACATCCACTACCAGCACCATTAATCGCTCACGACGTTTATGGACCCACTGAGCTGCGAATTCATATCCTTGTGGAACTGATACTGCTATAAGAGGTGCGTCACCATGATATGCGTAATTAGTGGCATAAAAGACCTGGATTACATTAGCCTCCCCCGCAATATATCCGTATTGGTATTTACTTGTAGGCACCAGCATAGGCGCGTAAGCTACAGGTTTGAGCGGGATTTGAACCGTTGGAGTTATCCCCCTCATCGCCCCAGTGTAGAGAACTGCATCTTTTTGTTTAGGGAAACTAAGATATACTAGATTGTCATAGGTATCGTTTATAATCGTGATACCTTCTTTATTCTGGATGTTAATAAATTCCATACGCCAGCCACCCTTCATACGTAAGATCCTTAAATTGACGATTGATATTATATTCATCCTGGGACACTGCAAAATAATATGTTATGATATTGCCCCTAACCTCTGCCACTAAGTACTGTCCCATGGCTGCAGCCCAGACATGTTGACCAGGCTGCAATCCATTCACAGTAATTTGTTGACGTCGATTAGGAATGTCAGATACATACATCCGCCCCTCGATACGTGTAAGCCTTTCCTTCAGATTTAGTATGATATTGCCGTTAGCATCATAAGCTAATACATGCGGTTCCATAATACCTCCTACCAGCATCCAAGTTTAATCCGAGGGTTGTTATCATCATCAAAACCTGTAATAAGGTTATCTTGAATCTCAACACGAGCACCGGTTTCTCTCGAACGAAGTAACCCGATTGTACTGGACACCGCCGCTAAATTTTCAACATGTAATTTGTCGGCAGTAACCGCGTTGGCCTGAATCATCTTATTAACAATGACGTTATCATCGAACTTAGTCGCTCCAGTGATGTGAATCAATTTCCCAGCAATGTATACCCCGGACTGACTGAGGTTAATACGAGATACCAACTCGCCACCATCAATCTCGCCAATACTTTTTTTAACTTGCAAATCGATGCTACCAGCTAGCTCAGTAATGCGAGATTCCATATGTGACGCCAAATTTGTAATTCTTCTAGTGGTCTCTTCAGAATTCGTATTGAATTTCTTATCAAGCTCCTTAATTCGCTCATCAACTTTATTCAACCCGAGAGACTCAAGGTCTAGCAAGCTCGCATCAATTTGTGTCTTAATCACGACTTGCTTCTCGTTAACGAGTCCATCTCCGAATACATCAACAAACGAGCAACGTATCCGGTATATTCCGGCTGAGTTCGAATATGTCAGCATGGTGCTAGTAGTTTCAAAATCATCGGTGCGTTCATCTCCGATCACGTGGCATCTGATTCCATATGCTTGTGCTGGCTTAGTTGAGAAATAAAGATTAAATCCCCCTAACTGGCTTTTTACTACAAGCTCAGGCGCGGCCAACTGCGGAACGTTATACTCATATGTTGCTGCAGTCGAGTATTTTCCCAACGTGCTGCGAGCATATAGATAAACAGTATCCGCTCGTTTAGATAGGGTAAGTACAGCAGAGGTACCTTTAACTCTTACCAATAAAGCATTCGTATCTTTACCAGGATTATTATCGGTACGTAATTCGTAATAGTCGACGTCAGCATTCAGCACCTCATCCCATGATGCGGTGGCATTTCTACCGAACGTAATACCAAAATTACTAGGCATGTCAGGTATTGCATCCATTGGTTTGACTAGCACATCAACCATTTGGGCTGTTTCTGCTCTGTTGCCAAATCGGTCAACCGAGATTGCTTTGATTCGATACTCCTCGCCAGGACCTAATGATTTGATGATAACCTGACTATTACTACTGCCAGCGTACTGCCATTCTTGCCCCGCTATCGGCTTTCCGCTCTTCGACTTTAAGAGATACCAAATCTCCGCTACATCGAAATTGGCAGGATTACTAGGCGGATCAAATAGCACTTGTAAGTCGTAGTAAACACTTTTATCGGCCGTTTGATTGTACCGACTTAGAACACGTAAATTCTGAACATCCTCTGGTGTCTGCATCTTAGGTATAGCTATGGATTTTGTCACGCCAGTAGTCAGCTGGCCTAACTCATTAATTGCCTGCACGCGTACTTCATAGTTCGCGCCTAGCAGCACATCGGATATTGTGGTAGTATTTGTGGATGCTGGATAGTTTCCAATATATGTCCACGTATCGCTCTTTACATTTCGGTAATTCACGACTACATTTGAGACTTTTCCATCGCGAGGTAACTGCCATGTTACACCTATGCGTGAATACATGATGCCATTAGCACCATAGACATCGCTCACTAACCCTACTGATTGAATATCAGATGCACCGTGATTCGTATAATCAATACTTGGCACCGTGCCATCATCTGATACATAGAGTTCTGGATAGTATTCCATGCATTGGATTTTACGAGTCATTTCTGATAGTGTCTTGGTAATAGCCAACACACGAAATGGCTTAGCCGATTTAGAGACCTCTCCGAATGCATATACCGCATCAGGCTGCACCGGTATAGCCTCTCTAACAATCACATTGAGACCTGATACATTTACTACATTAAACGTAGAGACGGTATCCGTAGAGTTGCTACGGATCAGCAACTGATAATTCTTCCCTGGTTGTACCGACACTTCCTTGTCGAGTGTAATCGTCTGGCCACTTACCGCAACCACACGACCACCCTCACCCCATTCAGGTATGTCGTGCTGAATTAAAATAATATCTCCTACCGTGCACGCTATGGCATCTGTAAACGCCTCTATTGTCACAGTGCGTATTTCATATTTATTGCATCGCAAGAAATGCTTACCGTGTTTATAGGCCTGTTCAAGACTGGTGCACCCCATGAGTTCAACTTGTGCCGGATTTGTTAGTGTATCCGACTCGTCGTAAGTGTCACCGTATACTGGAATGACGTCTCGCTCATAATCCTTATCCTTGTTAAGGAACGATATTTCAACAGAGTTAGCCCTAGCCTCCACACCTTGAAACTCTTCAGTAAAGCTGCCGTGTTTGATATTGGCTACAGTAAACAACTGTACCGGTGTGGATTGATAATCACTAACACATGTGAACCTGGTTCCTACAGGAATTACTTTTCCTCGACCTACTGCTTCTGGATACTTTAACGCATCCCATAATCGCATAGCGGTGTCGTATATATAGTTGAATGTAAACCCATTTGTTTTGCACTTATCTGCCCATGCCTTAAATGCGTTATAGTCAAGGCGCGTATGGGGCTGTCCGAATACAATATATTCACCGCCAATCTTACGGCAGATATGAATTAAATCATATGCAGCCCATGCTGGATTGTCCGCGGGTTGAGCTTCGTACTTATTGATATACGGATTGAACACATACACCTCTGAGCGCTCTTGAATCCATGTCACTTTTGGATCAGTTCCGCTTAGTTGGGATGTAGCCAAAGCCTTAATTCCAATGAGGGCTTTCCCCGGATGCACGAAATCATCATAAATAATTTGGGTTAGTTGCACCCAGTAGACCTTATTGACATGGCGCAGGCTTTTCCCATCTTTCGCACTGCATCGCATACGGATTTCATAACGCGCCTTTTCGAGATTGTCAAAGCGAAATACACGATAAAACGCATTATTTGTCGCCTCTTCAATTCGTCCTGCGTAATCAGCTGTATTTGTCACGCTATTATCTGACTTAATAAAGTTCCATGCATCACGGCGCTTAATATGGCCGGCCATGCCCTTTTGATTTGCTAAAGGTAATGCCTGCCAGGACTCATCACCCACCTTACGAATTTCTGCTTTCAACGTGACAGACGTACGGTCAGCGCCGCCGCTATCATTTGAATAATATAATCCGTTTGGGAATCCAACAGTTAACTCTATCGCGTCACACGCATCGCCTTGTACCTGTTGCGTATTCCATGATTCAGTCAATTCATAGTTTAGGGATTGATCCGCAAAGTTATCATTGAAATTTGGGATAACGGTTTGGTCATTTGTGCCCTTTCTGATATCCACCTGCACATCCTTATAATTACTGATTGGGTTAGCGTTTATACGAATATCTTCTATCTTTGATAACTCGCCCTCACCGGCACAGTATAAGAGATTAAGATATTGCTTTTCACCATCACTAATTACATGGCGGGATAATAATAACCCAGCGCTTTTCATTCGGCCATACGTCACGGCTAAAGGGTAACCTTGTCCGGTAACAGTTTCAGTACCTCCCCAGCCATATGTATTTGACTGTTCGGAATTCGAACGGTCAACCTTAGGAGCAGTTAACTTTGAAATGATAACATTACCTATCATCCCTACCGCCATAGCAATTATTGACCGCCAAATTAAGCTTTTGATACCAAAGATAGCACCCGAAGCGATACCACCGGTAAATGCAGCCATCCCTATCGATAGAAGAACACCAAAGAACTTACCCTCAACTCGGGGCATTACTACAATGTAGTCTTCATCGTTTACAATTGTATCCGGTGCCGCCTCATGTCCATTTACTGAGTACGCCCATTCACCAGGTGCGCTGAAGTAATAGCTGATAGACTTGCCCTGTTTAAATGGCAAATATTTTGTATCCCGCTGCTCCGGCTTGAACGGATTATTTACAATGATTACATTAACCATCTGCTACTCCTTCCTTTCATAAATGTGCTTCAATCGAGGCACGTACTTTGATATGTGCTCTATACAGGTGCCGCTGTGTTCAGTAGCGTGTATAAATTTACCTTCGCCAAGATAAACCCCTACATGATCGAGATTTTTACCATATAGAGCAAACACCAAAACACTCCCCGGCATTGGCTCACGAACCTCGCGCCATTCATCCATTTGGATTTGGGTATATTCGGGTAGTGGTATTCCACTACGCCGATATACCTCAACAACTACATCCCAGCATTTCATTTCCGAGAATGGGGTACCTATCATATCAGTCAAATCACTTATTGGATGCATATAGTCCTCCTTGCGGAATAGTAGGTTCTCCTCCAAATCGAGTACTGTTCCCCAATTCACGACATCGCGCTAGGGTTTTATTGCATTGATTTTCGTGACCCTTATATCCACATTGAACCCCTTTAAATTTGAACGGGCAGAAATCCTTCATCACACGGATTAACGGGAATCGTCGAGTAAAGCTAAAGTCAGTACCCAGTGTAAACTCCATCCATTCTGCGTTTGCATGAGTTCCCGTAATTACGAAATGCTCCTCTTGCTCGCACACATCAGGTATGTTCGTATTCACTACACGAATGATGACATTGGCTCCAGTGAATCCATTATTAGACTCTGCCATACGCTGGATTGTCCGAGTTACATTAGACACGGATAGCTTGATATTAGGTAAATCCGTCGCATTCTCTGTAACATCTTGAATGGTAAATGGAAATGCAATATAGGTATTGCCTTGAAATTGGATATTCTCCGTATTGTATACCAATCGAATCGTATCCCCTTTATAGGATATTTCTAACAGCATTAACCACACACCTGTGGCCGATATCTGGTTTTTCTCTAAAATCGATGCCGTTGAGAGCGGTAACATGTTATACCTCCTGTAATTTCACGGTTCCCATCCACACTCCGTAGTCATTCGCCGCAAAGTCTAACTGATCAGCAAATCGTACATTTAGTGTTTCCCTTGTTTCCGGATGAACCCAAGCGAATATACCGGAGCAGTTGACTTCATCGAAGAATGACCGAAGTTTATAGTAATCAGCTGTTGGCAACTTGTACCCTACGGAATATGTCCGCCGGGTCTTTGTCGTCTTCTTCCTGGTGATTAGCGTCATGTTTTCAACCTGGCCTTTATACGAAATATCTGGAGTAGTCTCCTGAATTGGGTATATCGGCCATCGAATATCTGGAAATACTGCCATAGTTATACTGCGGATGCCTTGATGGCGTCACGCATACCTCCTTTATTTGATTCCATAGCACGAACCACTACATCGATAACATAATTCTCACCATCAAACCGAGAGTTCTGTTGCTTACTTTCAAGTTCTTGGCCAGACTGATTAACAATATTAACAACTACGTTGTTACTTGTAGTGCCGCCCATCAATCTACGGGTTTCGCTTGCGGTATAAATGCGATGTGATCCAGAGGATTGTAATAATTCTGGCCCGTTTTCACCAACCAGCATAAGTCCTGGATTTGTTTTTCCTCCGGCAGCGAATCGATTTCCTGTAAATGCAGAACTAAACGAACTACCGCCGGCAAAGGACGATGTCCCTTTTGCAGCACCTAGTGAGCCAATACCACTTACTGCACCACCAAATAATCCTTGCAACTTAGGCATGACATATTGCTGGAACGTTAACTGAATCATCATCTTAATAATGGCGTTCGTCATATCCTTGAATATGTCCTTAATGCCTTTACTGAATGACTTCGTCCCTGTTGCCATAGCCTCGAGATTATTTGTCCACGCAGAATTGATAGAGCTCATTGTACTATCAAAAGTAGACTTCGCTAAATCAGCATAATTGGTAGTCTCTTGCTTATATTGACGTGCGGCTTCTTGTAGGCTCGTTTTCAGACTGCGACCTGCAAGTTCCCATAGCTTCTGTTGAGACTCTAATAGGTTCTTTTCAATCTGCAGTCTTTGAGTAGCGCTTAACTGAGCTTCATTGACTTCGCTACGTGCGTAGTCAATATAAGCTTTTAACTCTTCAGCAAGTAAAGCATCTGCATCACTGCGAGATAAGCGACCAAGAGTAACCATATTGGTTAAGTGGTCAACTGTTTCACTCGTTTGAGTATATGCTAACTCTCTGATTTTCTGCTCAGTATCAGAAGCCAATTTTAGGCGTTCTGCTTGAGCTTTCTTCTCAGCGAGTTCCTTATCCCCTACTGCCTTTGTATACTCACGAACGTTATCGTCAATCTGCGCCTTTTGCGCTTCGGCTTCAGCTTTGAGTAATTGCAAGCGGTCGCCTGTGCGTTCGAGATCGAGTTTCTTGATATCCTCGTTCATCTTACGAACACGGATAGCCTGATTTCGTTGTGCCTCAGCTAATCGCTTTTGATACAACTCTTCATTCTTAGCACGAACGGAAGCAGTTAGGTCAGACTCAGCTAATTTCTTAGCATTTTCTGCACTGCCGACAGAATCAGCAGTGGCGCTTGATGCAGCGCCTGCATACTTAGCTGTGTCAATATATCCAGTGATTTGTCCAAAATCTGCGGTAACAGATGGCTTAGCGACCACTCCGTTTGTATTAGCACCAGTATAGCCTCCGTTCCCGTCACTAATAACAATGTGATTATCACCAAGTACAACCACACCATCGCCAGCTTTAGGAATATATCCGTCACCTTCTGGGTGCCAAGCCCCTACAGCAGCAGCAGCTTCCCATAGCTTGTCGACTCGACGAGGTACGTCCGCCCCGAGTGACTGTTTAACTGCATCAGAAAATAGCTTGCCGCAATCCGTGGCCCAGGTACCATCTGCTCCTAACTTGTACGCCTTACCGAGTTGCTCATTAGCTGCTTCTAGTACACCCGCAGCTTGTCCTGTAGCACCGCTATTCAAGCTTGAAACGGAACGGATAATATCACGAATATTTTTTTCATTTGACTCATATTGGTTCTTAGCAGTTAACTTATCAATTTCATATTGGCTGCCATCAATTTGTAGGCTTTGCAAAGTTAGGGATCGATATAGTTCAGACATACGCTCTACAGCGCTTGCTAACTTCTCGGCTGCTTGTTGGGCTTTCTTTGCAGCCTGTTCTTGGGCTTTGGCTGCTTTTGCTGCTTCCTCATTTGCCTTATTAATAGCCTCGGTATTCGTTAATCCGCCATTAGCAATGTCCTCTTTCGCTTTTGCAAGTTCTTCATCGAGTTTCGCTTTTGCAGCATCCGCCTCTTCTTTTTGCTTCAAAGCCGCATCGATTCTAGCGCCTTCTTCTTTTGTAGCTAAGCGGTCATTTTTTACAAGCCCCAGCCACGCGCTATCCTCAATCCAATATCGAGTATCGTGTGATTCCCTAAACTTGTCAGACAGGCCTGTTGTTGAGTTCGTATTCTTGTGAATACGCTTCCCGTCAACATCTACACCCATATAAGAGCCGGATGTTTTTTCGTTGTAGCGAAAATCGAGTAATGCTTTCCCAGCAAGTCCAATTACCGTAGCTAATGTTACCCAAGGGCCAGCTGCAGCAAGTGTGGCCAATCGCATAAATCCGAGTGCACTGGTTAGCGACCTCATGACTATGATCACTGCACTGGCTTCAGCACCGAATTTAACAATTCCGCCGATAGCTTCCTTTTGCTCAGCGGTCATCGACTCGAATTCTTTAGCGACGTCTAATACGCCTTTTGCGTAATCATTAAACACAGGAACTAACTCATGACCGATAGATACTGCAAGCCTTTTCCCTGTATTTTCTAAATCCTTTAATTCCCGATTTAGCTTTGCGGATTTAGCTGCAGTCTCGTCGTCGATGATAAGCCCCATTGCTTTGGCACGTTCCGCTACCTTGTCCATCTGTTCAGCGGACATATTAAGCATGGCATGCATTTGATAGCCAGTACGGCCGAAGAGTTCCATTTCGACGCGAGTCTTTTCAGCTCCATCCTTCATACCTCTTAGGCGTTCCTGTATCATCTTGAATACTTCAACAGTATTCTTGCCTTGAATATCTTCAAGCGTATAGCCTAATTTACTGAATATATCGGTACTAAGCTTTCCTTCTGCCCTAGCGACTTCCATTTTCTCTTTGGCCGCTCCGACGTTCTTGGAAAACTTAGCAAATGCACCAGCGCTATCTTCCATAGCTATGCCCATATAATTGGCCACTGCTAATAGTTCGCTGGTTTCTTTTGCCGTAGCACCAGTGATACCGGATAATTTCTTAACGGCTACATCCCATTGAATAGCCTCTTTGGCTAATTTGGCACCGATGCCTACAACACCGACACCAGCACCTATCGCCATGAGGTCATTCTTCATTTTGCCAAGGGCGGATTTGGCGCCTTCGGCACTTGCCGTAATTTTCTTGAGTCCGGCTTCCGTATTCTTATCGGTCAGCTGAACGACAATATCAATTAAATTATTGGCCATTCTTGTGCGCCACCTCCAACTCTTTAGCTTCCAAGATTATAAGCAAATCGATAAGGTGCGGTAGTGGCTCGATGCCGTAAGCCCTCGCCACTTCTAACACCGCAGGCATATCGAATCCAGCAATACCTCCAGCATGCCAACGTCGTTGCATTCGGCTTGCGTTGTATACTCGCATTGCTTGTCTCGTTCCATCTAATTGATGCGGGGAATTGAACTCACACTCCGAGCAGTCAAAATTCTGTTTAGTCTCGCGTTGCATCTTGATACAGTCCGAGCAGTATTTCGGTTTGTCGGAGTTGAGCCAACTCCACGCATCAATTAGTTTTTTTCGATTTCAGCCTTTTTTTCATGCGTAAAGCGCATGGTATCAAGCGCAATTTCCATAAGATCATTGTCTGGTGCTGCGTTGATTTCATCTTCAGTCAATCCGTAGATGTGTTGCATAATCCATTGTGCAAGCTCACGAGAACGCAATAATCGTTCTGTGTCCGGTGCCTCTTCAGGAACCGGCGTATACAATGGGTCTAAACTGGATTTAATCAATTCACCACGTTCAGCGAATGTTAAGCCTCTTACTGTGATATCTTCAAATGCCATGTTGGCACCTCCTAGTATTGTTCTTGATTATTAACTAATGTAATGATGGCAGCGGAACGACCAGCATCTGCTCGGTAGTACGCTTTAAACGGCAATTCAATATTGACGCCATGAGGACCGTCGATGCCCGGAGATTGTCGTTCGTACACAAGTTCAGGCAACTTAAATGTAAGTGACCAGTCGTCTTGTTCGAGTCGTAATTCCAAGCTGGATTCCGTACCGTTAACCGCCTTATTCAAAAGGTCTTTGTTTTGGAAGAACGCTTTAACCGTGCCTGAAATAGTCGCAATACCTGGGTCAATGTATGTTCTAAAACCTTTACCACCAATAGCATAAGAGTCACCGTCCAAGCCAAAATCAAAGTTGATATCGCAACTTAAAATGTTGGCTACCGTAACGCCGCCTTCTTTAATTGTTGCGTTTAGATTTTGGAACGGTAAGAAATTAACTGCTTTTGCTGCAGCATCAAATGTAGTGGCCGCTAATGTTTCCTTACAGCCCATCACATCCACAGATGCAGTTAATTCAGCATCACCGCCAAATTTAAAACCTAATTTACTAATTCGCACACCTGCGAATTGTTGGAATACATTAACATCTGGATATCCCTGTTCAATAGTTAATGATGGCATTGTGTTGCCGATTTTAAACACATGCTCAGACTTCTTATTTGGCGCTTGGCCAGTTGTATTAGAAGTCGGTTGACCAAATGCAGCTTTTAGCCAGTATCCGATGTCGATTACACCAACAGGTACGGTTAAACTACCGGACGTGTCGATGTTGCCACGGAATGGCGCTGCTGGATTACGATCACCACGGATTACTGTGGGGTCGTTTAAGTTCTGGCTAGCTTTTACAGAACTAGAAATAATCGGAGTGATGACACCGCCAGTAGTTGGCGTTGTACCAAAATCCGCCTCAAACGCAATCGCCACATGGGACTGAGAGCCCTGTGCACGTTTTGCTGTTGCCATATGCATTTCCTCCTTTAATATTCAACAACCCCGCCAATTACATGCGGGATTTCTATAGTAGCTGTTAAACGTCCAGTAAACACTGGGCGCCAATTCATTGAGTCTAATTCATAGTCAATGTCGATTACTGGGAATGCCGGATTCACCTTACAAATACATTCGATGATTAACTGCCCGAGGTTATCCGATTCTAGCGCCCCATCATATCGAATAATATTCTTATCACGAGTCGCCCCTTTATGGACGATACCCCAAACGATCATTAACGAGTATGTGTAGGTATCAGCAAGCCCTTCGTTCTTATTACTCGGTAGTAATATGATGCACGGGCAATCTTCTTCAAGTGGTGCATCGACATCATCGTAGCCGACATAAAGTTGCGCCGGCTTTCCGTATTTTTCATTACAAAATTTAGTCAACGTTTCATCGTTCGCTAAGGCCTCAGCCCATCGTTCAACGATGCGCGACAATGGAATTGTCTGTTGCATCAAATCACCTTACCTTGTATTTACGTTGAGATGCAGAATGCGCACCAGTACCATTAATAGCGTAGTCACCTATCTTAGCCTCGATATAAGGCTTAAGCTTAGGCTGTAACGCTGATTTCATAGGGCCGTAGGTATGACGCGCAGGAATTTTGAACATCGATTTGCCCTTTGGCAATGGTACTCCTGCCGCAAATAACTTACGCCGCATCGGTTCCGTAATCTGCTTAGTGTACCCCTCTTCAATTCGTTCACCCAATCGTTTTGCCGAATTGGATAACCACCCAACTCGGACGGATTGACTGCCCTTGTCATATTGGTATCCGACTGCATTCGATAGCTTACCTAGAGGACTGTATCCGATTGTCCTGGCGCTAATGCCCATATCAAGTAAGGCATTTCGCGATTTTGAGCCCCAGGCCTCTCGTTCAGCTCGTCCGCCACTTTGGTATGCTTTGCGAAGCTTAGCACCAAATGCTGACTCAAATGCAGCACGTCGTGCCGGTGCCATGAAGTTAGGATACTTACGTCCGCCTGGTGCACCTGATCTGATACCTTCTTTAATTTCCTTTTGCATCATCCAACCTGTGGATTTTAACGCTTTACGCATCCAGTCGGGTTTGGTTTCTGCAATGAAATTCAGATACGGCGTGGCTGTGTCTGTAATCGTAATAGGTTCATTACTCATTACGGTCTCACCGCCCTCACGTTATGGACGATTTCAAGGCAATACATCGTACCGTCAAAGTTGGAAATGTGATCAACGTACCATTTCTCGCCATTGATATACACTTCGTCTTTTGGACGGGGATTAGGAACATCCTTGGCACGCACCCAAATCTGAGCCTTATCGGCCAATGCTTTATCGACGAATCCGGAACCCTTACCGTCATATTCACCGATTTCTACGCTTGCCTTTATGGACTGACCTTTGTAAGTAATCTTTTCGCCAAATACAGAAAGCAGTGCATTAGGCTTATATCCTAATTTCATAGTGCATTACCTCCTATGGAGTAGGCGGGCATATGCCCGCCCTTACATTACTTTTCTACATTAGGCCAAAGAGCTACATCAACGGTCTTAGCGCTTGCAGATTTTGCAGAAATGGCAATGCCCAATACTGGATTTGTGTCTGTTTTAGTTGCACGCTTTTGCGTTTTATCAAAATACACAACATCACCTACCGCGAATGCATCTGCCACAACCGCATCAACTGTAAAACATCCTGTGACCTTAACCGCACCGATTGCACCAGGTGCAATATCAGTTATTGCCACACCGTGCATTTTGCCGACAGGGACAATGTCCCCTACGGCAATCATATCGGATGCTGTATTTTTAAAATCAATGCGATCTAATTCTTGAATGAATTGTGCCATATCTAATTACCTCCTAAATCAATTACTAATTATTTACCAGGGTTTTTATACAAACCGCGGAAGTCGAGAGCTGTTGCGTTACAATCAATTGCTACTTTGTACTCGATGCCATCAACCTTGAAGCCTGTTTGCGTTTCTAAACGAGGTGTTTCAACACCGTTTAAATACGTTACTTCGATAGTTTGTACATCTGTAGGACGGGATGCCAAATACCAAGCATGTGGATCCGTTAATGCTGCATCTACGACGATAGTGAATCGACCACTGAATGGGTTAACTGTATCATTGCTACGAGCAGGGTCTACCACAGATTTAACTACTTGATACGCTAATGCTTCGAGCTCAGGTGGAACAATCAAATACGTAGGTGAGATATTCAAATTACGATTTTCACCAATATGTTTTTGGCGACGCATAGCCGCTACGCCTGCAGCTAAAGATACAACACTTAACTCAGAGCCTGTAGTTGCTAAGTTCTTACGGTCTGCACTAAACAAAGCCTTTCCATCTTCTAACACAGTATTGCCGCTTAAAAGGTCATATACCATGTTATTGATTTTATTTTTTGCTGCACGACCAAATTTAGAAGAAATATCGTTAAATACACCCAAATCGTCATTAATAAGAGCTTGTCGAGTTAAGCTGAACGTACGTCCGAATGTCAATACACTAACATTCGTACCGGCTTCGCTCATTTGGGAATCCTTGAATTGTCCGCCCTCAGGGACAAGTTTCAATTCGGCTGCTTCGGAAAGCAAAATACGTTTTGCTGGTTTGAAGTCACGGTTACTGCCTTTTCCAGCCCATGTTGCAAATGTGGATGGTGCAGTTTCATAACCTTGCATCAAGGCCTTATTTGCTACATTAGACAACGCGATTGGGAAAGAGGATGTAGAGTTGATAGCTTCACGAGCTAATTCCAATCGATCGGAGTAATTAACAGTTAGACCTTCACGAGCTATAGACTCACGTGCTAATTCCATCAAGGACATAGAACGAAGTTCATCTGCACCTGGTGCAGGATTTGCGACTGGGATGCCAATAGACATCATCAAAGCGTCCTGCATAGCCATGCGGAACTTATCAGAATCTGCCTCACCGACTTTAATGGATACTGGTTTATTACGTTCACGCAACGCATCCATTACCGCCTCACGAACTTCGGAAACAGATTTACCAGATTTGATGAATTCATCTACGCCATCAACATCGAAATCACGGCATAAACTTGTGATTGTGGATACACGTTCACGTTCTGCCGCAATCAACTTCTTAGCGTCATCTGCATTAAATCCTTTAACTCCGGACTCTGGTACTTCCGGTACTACTTGTGGCACGTTTTGCTCAGTGCCTTTTGCTTTTGCATCACCTTTCATAGGTTCCTCCTCATTATCTTCTACACTTCTGCCTACCCCTACAGTCGGATCTGCAGGGACGGACACAACACTAATCTCCAATGGTTCCCAATATGTAATTACGTATGCTGGGCCTGTAAACCGGCCATTGGAACTTTTAGAATCGGAATCGATTAATTCCTCATATCGACTTATGTCATATCCGACACTCACACCTTGTAATGTGCCTTTTAATACTTTTTGATAAATCTTTTCGGATTCATCATCTTCATCGAATCGAACAATCGCCTTGCCGCGATTATCTTCAATCCACACTTTATCGACGTGACCAACAACTGCGCTGCGGTCATGGTTGAATAGCAATGTGCCTAAACCGTTATTAAATCGGTCTAAGTTAACGCAGCCTTCGTCATGACACAATATCTCTGTTCCGAACCATCTTTCATATGGTTCTTCAGAGGAAAAGGATAATTCGACGGTACGGTCATCATTCGCCTCGATGTTTGTAATTTGCGCCTCTCGGGCATATTTACCTAAGAGCTGCTTTGCAAATTTCCCCACTAGTTATCATCTCCTTTCATATCAGTGGTGTTATCATCCGCTAGATTCGTTATGTCCCCATTCATATCAAGGGCAACACCCAATTCCTTAATGCGGTCTTGTTCCAGCTTCCGCTGTTCAAGTACTTCTTCCCAGTCCTTACCTGATGCACTACATACATCCTCGAGCGTTGTGAGTCCTGCCTTAATGGCTTCCTTGTTAGCATTAACTTCCTTAACAGGGTCAATCCAAGACCAGCCTGGAGCTAACCACGCTACTTTCTTATAAAGTTTTGGGTTTGCTGCATAGTCATTGGCCGGGATAATTCCCTTTAGGTAGCATGCTTCAATGAAAGCCCGCCATACCGGCATACAAAAATGCTCGATTATAAAACGCTGCATCTGCTTGAATGATTGCTGGTCCTCCAGCATATTCTGCCGAGCTGCGGAGAAGTTACCACTAATATTGCGCGTCACTATGTCCGCGCTTAGACCCATACCTGACGCTATGCGTCTTGTTTGTGTCGCTGAGTATTCTGATGCGGTTCCTGCATTTCGCTTAGGTTCCGCAAATGAAATTGATTCACCTGCACGTAGATGCTGGATAATCCCTGGCGCCATTGAACGAACTTTCTTGCCTTTACTGTCAATCTTATTTGCAACCATCGGGGCGTTCCCAGTATTACTTGTTACGAACGCACCGAAACATGCGGCTACACGAGCCGCTATAAGGTCGGCATCCATGTATTCATCTACGTCATGAATACGCTTTAATACGAGGGCTAACATACTAACCCCGCGCAGTTCACTAGGTCTGCGAGGCTTATGCAATAGAAAAGCCCTATTACTTGGCAGCCTTGCCTCGTTAAACGACCGTATTCCTAATGGATCTGTTTGGAATACGTGATATGCTATTGGTCTTCCGTATTTATTAACTTCCACGCCATTAACAATACTGTTGCCATTCTCGCTTACCGATACGGCTCCGATATTCTCGCCCTCGATAAGCTGTAATGATAATGGTAAATCTGCACCTTCGGAGGTCATATTAACTAGGATTTCCCCGTCATAGACCATTCGGCGCAGAGCCATTTCTTGCAACTCGTAGAACGTAGATATTCCTCGGATATCCGCGTTTTCCTTATCCACCCAGTTCGCCCAAGCTTCCTCAATTTTCTTATTGAGTCTTTCATTCAGCTTTCCTGCTTTGGTCTTAATTTTGCACTGTGGCTTTATTCCGGTACCTACTACATTCCGTAATAATGCCAATACAACACTTTCAGCAAGGTCACTATTAAGTTCTGCTGCACGTGCACGACCTCGGATCAAATCACGTTGGCCTGATGCTACTTGTTCAGCTGTACCAAATACTGGCATCCAGTCGCCACTTAATCGATCTGTTGCTGCCGCATCATATCCGCGTTCAAGTGAACTACGAAAATACGCTCTACGAGCAGCTCGTTCTGGATTTAAATATGCTATTACCTTATCGAGTATGTTCATCGTCGCTCCCATGACACGTAGGATGTTGTACTATTACCTTCTTCATCATCAACGCGAGCCATTAACTCCCGCTCACGGGCGTATAATGTCGGTAGATCATGTGTCTTAAAACGCTTACCGCCTACAGACATCTCGGCGTATCCATTCGTCTCGATTTCCTCGATTATCGTTCGTATACGCTCCAAGTCTTCTCTTGCGCTCATGGTCTCACCTCCTTCTTAACTAAACCAACCTCGGCTATCTGCATTAAAATCTTCATCCTCCGTATCTTCGTCCTCCTCATCGGTATCCAGATTATATTCAGGTAAGTATTTAACACCTACCGAGTCCGCCACCATGGCGTTGTATACACACGTATCCAACAAGTGATTTGTTGGATGACTGGTTAATGGTTTCCATTGCACTGTAACTGCTCCGGTCTTTACATTTCGGATTTCTTGCTTTTCCTCCGACCGGAGGTGCTCCGAATATTCCTCTGGGCAATCCTTAAATAAATGGATCGTGCCAGGCTCATTGGCTGGGCGTACCATACGTGCAAATATAAAGTCTTTCCAGTAATCGGTATTCACTACGTACAGCTTCATACCGCCTATGACGCCCTTCTCGATGCTGCTCATCTTATAAGGCGGCGCTAGAGGACTGTGTGATGAATCGCCTTTAACTGGCACGCATACTTCTGGGTACTGCGCACAGTACTGATAAACTTCATCTGTTCGGTAGCCACTATCGATACCGGCCCTCACAATCTTACGGGCCTCACCATACTCTGATGGATATTCTCTATCAATGAGTATCTCGGTTAAGTCTGCCCAACTACTTGCTTGTCCATAATCAACTAAATAACTTGATACACCATGAGCGTAAGCTCTAACTTCCCACCAGAAATGATCCTGCTGTACGTCAACAGATGCAATGAGTAATGGTGCGTGCTGAGGCACAACACCACGAGGAACTTCCGATTGCGTAAACACGAGGTTCTGCGTGCTTTTAGTTTTCGCAGATTTCCACGGCTCCGCTAATCCAGAGTTGATAAAATTCATCAACTCACTTGGCTTATCCTTTGATTTAACAAACTCATATGCCACATCGCCAAAGGTAACCCATGGAGAGTAAAGGGATGACATATGATAGGCAACCGACCGGACAACTCGGACTTGTGATTCATTCACCGCACGCCATTCACCTTGCCGGAGCATATCCATCTTGTGCTTATCATCAATACGTTGCTTACAATGTTCGCACTCATAATATGCGGTATCACGTATCATATCCGCATTGCCATGGTGTTCCTCCGGCCATTTTATCTGTTTGAATTTGAGGGTCTGCGACACCCCGCAATGCGGACATGGCACGTAATACTGCTTACGTTCATTTGCGTCCATATATGACTGCCAAATATTGCCACTCTCAATCGTAGGAGTTGACACTCTTACAATTTTCTTATCAACGAATGTCTTAGTACGTTCCTCAGCCAACTTAATCGGATTCGCTTCCTTACCGGAGAAAGCTGGATACTTATCAATTTCATCGAAAAATAAGTACTTAATTGACCGACTTGATAAGCTGCTTGGTGAGTTCGCACCAACAAGCACCATGTAGTTCCCATTAACGAAGTCTAACTCCAGCAGCTTACTACTTTCGTCATACATATCGGCAAGCGGCTCTACACTCCTAATCATTGGCTGCACACGTTTATCGCTAGCGAATTTCGCGATTGTATCTGTAGGGTAAACCATCATAACTGGTGATGCTGTTTGGTGTAGCGCATATCCAATCATATTGAGCTCGGCTTCCGTCTTACCAATCTGTGCTCCGAAACATAACGAGATGCTTTCAATGAGAGGGTCTGTGAATTTGTCCATAGGCTCCTTGAGATAAGGTGTCCGTGCGGTACGCCAGCGCCCAGGTTCGGCAGATATATTAGTCAGTACCCTGTACTTATCTGCCCATTCTGAAACGGTGTATCTTTCAGGTGGCTTGAATGCCTCTAATTCCTCAGGGAACCAGTCAACCTTTGGGCTTACCTTTTCCCGTGGCTTTGACTTTCGGCGTGTACTCGCCTTCGCGTGCGTAGCTTTCGAGGTATTCTTCGACAAGGCCATTCACCACCTTTTCTACACGAGCACGTTCTTCAGGATCCGTGAACTCACTTCCGATACGCTTACATAATTTAGTAAACGATGTCTTTAATTCCAATATCCGATTAGCCC